CAATGACTTGGATACGCGCGATGCGGGCGTGCCGGGGGGCGGGGGCGGCACCTACGACTACCGGACAGGCGCGGTGTCCTGATGGCGAAGTGGCCGGGGTTCGTCGGCGGGACGGGCGTCGCGCAGACGCTGACCGGCTCGCTGGAAGAGACGGTGAACCTCTACGTCGAGCGCCTGCCGGAGTCCGGCGCGAACGAGGCCGCCTTGCTGCCGACGCCGGGGTTCCAGGCGTGGGGCACGGCCACCGACGTCGGCACGCGGGCGATGGTGTCGATCGCCAACAACCGCCTGTTTGCCGTGATCGGCCCCTCGCTGTGGGAGTTCACCAGCACGGGGCAGGGCACGAAGCGCGGCGCGGTCGCGGCCGATGGCAACCCGGCGCAGCTCGCCTACAACGGCGTCGTCGGCGGGCAAATGGCGATTGCCTCCGGCGGCAACATCTATAGCTACGACCTGACGACGAATGTGCTGACGGGGCCGTATCTGACGGGGGGGTATACGCATTGCTCGTATGCGTCGGGGTTCGGGCTGGCGTTTAACAGCGTCACCGGCAAGGTGAACCTGTCGAACCTGAACAACCTGACGGTGTGGAATGCGGGGCAGTTCTTTCAACGCTCGCTGTTTGCCGATCCGTGGCGCGCGATGTTTGTGGATCAAAACAATCTCGTGTGGCTGATCGGCACCGATAGTTTCGAGGTCTGGTACAACACGGGGCAGGGCACGCAGCCGTGGGCGCCGCTCTCGGGGCTCGTCGGCGTGATCGGCATTGTCGGCCCGTTCGCGTATGCGATGGCGCAGGCCGGGAATACCTGGGTGGCGCGCAACCAAGCGGGGCAGGGGCTGCTGGTGATGACGCGCGGCGGGGCGCCAGAAAGCCTGTCCTCGCGCGCGATGGCGTCGGCCGCGACGACGTATTCGCGCAACGGCGGGCTCGCCGATACCGAGATCGTCCACCATCAGTTGGACAGTCATATTTTCACCAATGTCACGTTCCCGCGGGGCGGGACGTGGTGTTACGACCATATCGAACAGTCGTGGACGCGGCGCGGGAAGTGGAACCCGGCGACGGGCACCTATGGCGTGTGGCAACCGCGCTGCCATGTGATGGCGTTCGGGAAGCACCTGACGGGCGATCGGGAGACGGGCACGATCGCCGAGCTCGATGCGTCGTTTGCCACGGAGCTCGACGGGCGTGGGATCCGGCGCCTGCGCCGGGCGCCGGCGCTCGTCTCCGAGAAACGCCGCGCGCCGATCGATCAGATCGAACTGCTGATGGATGTCGGGCTCGGCGTGCAGAGCGGGCAAGGGGCGCCGCCGGAGGTGCTGCTCCGTGTCAGTGATGACGCGGGCCGGACGTGGTCGAACGAGCTCCGCGCCTCGACGGGCTCCGCCGGCGCGTGGCGCACGCGCGTCTACTGGACGCGGCTCGGGCTCTTCAACCACGCCGCCGCGGAACTGACGTATAGCGATCCGGTGCCGTTTCGGTTGGTCGATGCGTACTTGAACAATATTGAAAGTGCATGAATGGCCGCCCGCGCGCTGCCGCCGATTCCCGCGAACACGCCGATTGCCGACCCGAAGGACGGCGCGATCACGACGTTCTTCCGCTTGCGCTGGCAGCAACTAGTGGACGGCTGGGCACAGTCGGCCAGTGTCGCGACGGTGCCGGTGGCGGCGCAGACGGCGGCGCTCGCCACGATCTCGGTGTTCACGGTGCTCGGCAGCGGCGACTACCGGGTGACATGGTATCTCCGCAAGACGCGCGCGGACGGCGCGGCGTCGTCGGCGACGGTGACGATCGGGTTTGTCGATCTGGACAGTCAGGCGCTGATGTATACGGGGCCGGCGCTGACGGTCGATACCGTGGCGGCGTGGCAGAGCGAGACGAAGCAGATCCGCTGCATCAATTCGTCGGATATCACGGTGGCGGTGGCCTACAGCAGCACGACGCCGGGGCAGATGCGCTATGACCTCGCCGTCAAGGTGGAGCTCCTGTCGTGAGTGACGCACCGGGCGACGTGCTCGTCAGCGGCGGCGGCGTGATCGTGCGCTACGCGACGGCGGCCGACGTGCCGGCGGTGGTGGCGCAGGCGGGGCGGTATGTCGCCTCCGTGTTCAGCGGCGTGATCAGTCAGAGCGCGTTTGACCTCGAGCCGTTTGCGACGGCGCAGGCCGCCGGCACGAACCCCGACAGCCGGCTGCTGGTGGCGACGATCGCCGACGTCGTCGTCGGCGTGCTGAGTGTCGCGGCGCTGACGCACCCGGCGACGCGCGTGCGGTTCGCGTCCGATCTGTTCTGGTGGATGGAGCCGCCGGCGTCGCTGCGGGCGCGGGTGGGCTTCCGGCTGCTCGAGGCATTCGAGGACTGGGCGACGCTGCGATCGGCGCCGCTGGTGCTCGGGACGACGGATGACGCGCGGGCCGTGGCGTTACTGGAGGCGGCGGGCTTTACGGAGACGCGGCTGTGGAGCCGCAGGACGGTGAGCTAATGGCAACAAACACTGAACCGTGGGGGAGCACGCCACTCACGACGGAAGGGCTGGCCAGTCTCGACCATCCGCTGAGCCTGCGCGACTTTAATCAGGACGCGGCGGGCCGCTACTGGCGCAATATTCGCGGCGAGAAAACGTACTACCCGCGCGAGTGGTTCGATGCGGCCGGGACGTTTACAGGGACTGGCACGCAACCGGGCGACCGCGCCGGGCAGGACGACAGCAACTTCTTCCATCAGGGCACGAAGTGGAACTGGAACGAGGGCCAGTGGAATAACCCGATTAATTGGGCGAATGTGATCGGCCTGGCCGCCGCGGGTGGCGTCGGCGCCGGGATCGCGGCCCCGGCGATTGGCGGCCTCGGCGGCAGTGGGGCGGCGAGTGCGGCCGGTGGCGGCGCTGGTGCGGCGGGCGGCGGAACAGCGGGCGGCGTGGGCGCTGCCGCCGCAGGCGGAGGAGCCGGTATGGGCCTCAATTACACGCAGTTGCTCTTAGGCGGCGCGGGCGTGGGCGCGAACCTCTACGGCCAGAACAAGGCGCTGGCCGCCAACAAGGACGCCCTCTCGCAGCAACTGGAGAGCACCAAATACGCCACGGACGCGCAGACGAAGAGCGCAGCGGAGTCGCTCGCGTTCCTCCGGCAGCAGGCGGGCTATGACGCCTCCGTCGCGGAGGCCAACCGATTCGGCGACTACGACCAGTGGGCCGCCAAGCAGGAACAGCTCGGCAGCGTCGGGTCGATGCTCGGCCTGCCGTCGCGGCGCATTCCCACGTATGTGCCCTTGCCGACCTATCCCGGCGGCGCACCCACGGGCGCACCGGGGACGGCGGGTCCGGGTGCGACGGGCGCGCCGGCGAGCGCGGGCCTGCCCAACATTCAAGGCGGCGACGTGGCCGCGCAAGTCGCGGACTACTTCAAGAGCCGGGGCGTCACGCCCAACGCGAGCACGCCGCAATACTGGGCGCAGAAGTGGCAGGAGTTCGGCGCCCGCGATCCGCAGTATTTCAACATGCGGCTGTCGCAGGCGGATGAATTTGGCGGCGGGGCACCGGCGGCGGCGGTCGCGGCGCCGCAGCGGCGCTACCAGACGCAGGGGCAGCCGCTCGGCGCGGTCGGGGACTACTTCGCGGACGCGAGCGCCGGGATCGGGCAATTGCAGATGCCGACGATCCGCCCACGGTCCTACGGCGGGGCCGTCGGCTCGTACTTGTAACAGGGGGCAGGCATGGCGCGCGATACCTTTGAAGGCGACTGGGGAGGCTATCCGTTCTCCCATTACGACCAGTGGGGGAACCCGATCGACACCAACGGGCAGGTGATGCTGGGCGAGCCGCAAGGCCCGGCGCAGATCCCCGGTGGGGATCCGTCCGGCGTCGGCGCGGGCGGCGGGTGGTATGACGACACCGATCCGAATGCGCCGGAGCAGACGCTGCCGGTCACGCCGCCCACGGAGGAGACGAAGCCGCCGATCGTGGATACGACGACGCCCGCTGGCCCTGAACAGCCCGCCGCGCCGCCGGCCACCTACGCGCCGCCGACCTACAGCAGTCCCGGTGCGGGTGCGGATAACCCCTTCGCGCCGTGGGGCGGCAGCTTCACGCCACCCGTCAACCAGGCGCTGCCGGATCTCCCGCTCTGGGATCCGTCGCAGGCGGTGCCCGATGCGCCGGTCTTCACGCCGCCCGAATATACACCGCCGCCCGCGTTTGGCTACGAAGACTTCCGCGGCCCAACCGTCGAAGAGGCGATGGCGTCGCCGGGCTATCAGTTTCGGCTGAACCAAGGCACGGATCGGCTCCAGAACGCGGCGAGTGCGCGGGGCACCTTGAACGATTCGGGCACGCTCAAGGCG